TCTTGCTGCTCTATCAGCTTGACAACGCCTTCCATGACTGCGCCGGACTCTTCCTTGCTCTTCGCCATGCCCTCACGCTCACGGCTCAAGTTGTCACGCTCGAAGCCCACCGCTTCCTGTGCCAGGGTAGAACGCGCGCTTTCAACGCTGGCGTTCAGCTTCTCGTGCTCAACCTCAGCGGCCTGCTTCACGCTGTTGGCCTGCGCGTCCAGAAGAGCCTGCTGCGCCTGCAATTCGGTCTTTGCTGCGTCCAGTTTCGCCATCTCAGCGCGAATCTCTGCTTTCTGAACATCAAGGCCAGCGGCCTCAACAGACAGTTGCGACTGCATATCCTTGAACGTCTGTTCCGTGGCTTCGACTTCCTGCGCCTTCTTCATCAACTCCTGCTGCGCAGCCTCAAGCCCCTTCTGCTGCTCTTCCATCTGCTTCTGAAGTTCAGGCGGAATCTGTGGCTGCTTGGCGAGCTGGTCGCTGATCTCTTTCTTGACCTGAGACCGCAGCGACGATGCCTTGATGATGGCTTGGAACGGCACTTCCGGCCTGCTCTTGGCAAGCTCTGATAGCACCTGGAATTCCTCTTGCTGGAGGTTTGCCACGTCCGGGGAGCGGTCAATGATGATGTCCACGTCGATGCGCGAAACATCGTTCCTCAGTTCAGGCGAGCCGTCGTCCCGTGTAACTGGAGACTGCATTGATGGATCGGACGCGATCTGCTCAACCTGTGCCGCCTTCTCAGCGTCCGGGATCTGAAGTGCAGCCAGCTTCTCGGCCAGCAAATCTCCCTGTAAGACGGGCTGATTAATACCAACAAATCGAACATTTTCCTGGTCGTCCGTCACTCGTACCCATGTTTCAGAGGTCCAATACTGCTTGACCCGATACCACGCCTGCCGATACATGCGGGTTTCCCAGCCGTCCAGCGCGTCAAACAGGGGCGATATGGGGAGCGTGCCAGCCTGCTGCTCTAGCTGCTTGGCCCTGCCTGAGTTGTTGTCCTGTACGCCCTGCAATGAGGGATTAGGGCCAATCTGGGACAGCATTACGTCCGTGTACTGCAACAGCTTGAACTGTGCGTCGGCTTCGGACAGGTTGTCCTCTACCCGGAACTGCGTTGTGTCCCCGCTGATCTCAATAACGCCATCAGGCTTGTGCAGTTCTGTCCTGACCTGCTGAATGTCGTCAATCGTGCCGCGCTGCGCAATGATCCGCTTTGAGTTGAGCAAGTGCAGCATCTTGGAGCGGCGCTTGTTGTGCTCGTCTTGCGGGTCAAGATACCGCTGGACCATGCCATACGGATTGCCGTCCGCATCCCGGTAAAGCGCCTGGATCTCAAGACAGCACTGCGGTTCACCGTATTCGTTCTTGTAAGCGCACGGCTTCAGGGCTTCGAGCCATCCGCCCTTGCACCATACGCCCTCATGCCATACCCCAGCCTTCAACATGAAGTGCTTGAACACCTGCACCCGCTTCCGCTTGCTGACAAAGGTCGTATACCGGGGCTTGTCGTCGTGCGACTTGTCAGGGCCAGAGGCAGACTCGCCCCCGAATGAGGCTTCCAACTTGTCCGCGTTGTCCGGGAACTCCCGCTTTGCTGCGTCGAAGTCCATCCAGCGGAAGTAACCGCAATAGCTCTTGTCCTCGAAGTCCTCACGCAAGCTGTGGATGTCGTAATAGACCCGGTCCCAGCGCACATGCTCCATGCACACCTTGGGATCGCGCCCTTTCTTCTTCTCGACGATCACATGGCCCGCGCACAAGCCCTCGACCATCAGGTTATCCGCTGCGGGCTTACGGACAGTGCGGTTGAAATCGGACTGGTCTGCAATGAACCGAAGGGCATCAGTCGCGGCCTCAGCAGCCTTCTCGTCTCCAGGCGTGCGCGGATACGCCTTGGGATCGGTGCGCATCTGCTTTTCAATGCCTAAGAGCGTGTCGCACTTGTCCTGAATCTTGTTGTCCGTGATGCAGGGCTGCTTGCGCTTCTTGAGGGTTGCGCGCTCTTCCTCAGTCCACTGGTTACCGTCGCGATAGTCGCGGCACCGCTCGGCAAGCTCACGGGAGGCGATGGTAGCGTCGGCATATTCCTCGAACTGCCCCATAGCAACGGTCAGGGCGTCGTCCTTGGGTTCTGCTTTTACGCTACTCGCCATGAATCCTCTTCCCTAACTCGGTTGTAGCCATCTTGCTTAGACAAGTGTCCTGCCGGTGACTTGAGAACTGCCGGGTGCGCTTGGTCTATCGCCATCCCGAGTAATGCGGCCATATCGACCGCGTCGTCGTACTTACCTGCCGGGAACTGCAACAACTGCCTCAGCAGCTTGTGCCCGTATTCGTTATCCGCAATCTTGACCCGCTTCTGTGCGGCCATTGCCTGCAAGGGCCTCGCCATCGTTGGCTTGTCTGCCCCGCGTACTAACCATTCCAGCCGACAGAACGCCTTGCGCTCTGTCATGCGACGGACCAGGAAAGGCTCGATAGAGCGCCTGATCGGGCCGGACTCACCAAAGAAGCACAGCGGCTTGTGCCTGCCGAACTGGTCAGCGAGCTTGTCTATCCACACGTCCGCCGAGGTCTGCCCGCCCCAACCTTCAATCGCTAGGTACAAATCGTCGCCGCTATAGCCGTGCGTTGCGATCTCGGTAAAGTCGCCATCGCCTTCAGTTACCGCAAAGTCGCCCGTGGTGTATTTGTGGCATTGCGGAACACGCTTTGGGTCGAACAGCTCGAACCATTCCTTGCGGAAGAACGTGCCGTCGTCAGGCGTTGGATTCTGCAAGTACAGCGCCGACCATTGCCGGGGATCGCTGTTGTCCCTGATTCGCTCCAGTGCAGCCTTGTCATACCGCTCAACCCACGGCGGGTCGTCTACCAAGGCCGGGAGGTTCACTATCTCCCACTTGTCGCCGCCTGCCTTCTGGCGCTCTATAAGCCTGCCAGCGAGGTCGTCTTCGTGCATCCGATGCTGGATCACGATAATCGGCTGACCCGGCCTAATGCGGTTGTAGAGCGTTCCCTGATACCACTCCCACACCTTCTCGCGCTGTAGCTCTGACTGAGCATCAGCCCAAGAGCCGAATGGGTCGTCAATGATCGCCATGCCGCCGCGACCGAATAGCTGACCACCGACGCCGATAGCGTAGTAGCCGCCGCCCTGCTTCGTGTTCCACTTGCCCTTGGCTTGGCTGTCCTCAGCAAGCTGGGTATCCGGGAACAGGTTCCGGTACTCCTGCGAGTTGATGACGTTACGAACGTCCCGGCCAAAGCCCTCAGCTAAGTCTGCCGTGGCTGACGCTGCAATGATGTCCCGCGAGGGGTTACGGCCAAGGATGTAAGCCGGATACCGCCTGGACGTGATCTGCGACTTACCGTGCTGCGGGGGGCATAGCAGCATCAATCGGTCAATCTCGCCCCGCTCTACCCGGTCAAGCTGGGCGCATATCTCCCTGTGGATCTTGCCAGCCTGCCAATTGAGAGAGGTGTACTCAGTGAACCCCAGAAGGCTCGACCGGGCTGCTCGTCTCTTCAGTAGCTCCAGTGCTGCGGCTTGTGGCGATACTTGCGAGTTCTGCATCTGTAAGCGTCGTTTCGTCCCTTACCGTTACGTCAATGCTGGCTTCAGTAGGGGCAAGGCGGAAATAGCTCTTGTAAAACTCGGTCTGGTTCTGCTCTGCCCATTTGACCAATGCCGCGAGCGAGCCAAGCCGCTCAAAACACGCAATCATCTGAGCCTTAACTTCTGCCCCTACTTTGTTCTTTGAACCGACCGGCCTAGCCATAGATTATTTAGTTTCCATTAACAATTCAATAACTCAGCGTTCTTGCACTGCGACATAGATGGTCTTGTCGTAAGTCCGACCGCCTGCGGTAACAACCCGGCTGCGAATGCGGTATGTCTGTCCCTCACTCCCACCACTGACAAAGACGCTGGCCGTTGTCGTGGTGTTGCTGGTGCTGACTGAAGTCAGGCCATCGGAGAGGCTGAACGTAGCCGTGCTGATCGTGTCCCCATCCAGTTCAGCGGCCCAATTGAACAGGTAGTCCTGTGTCGCGTCGGGGTCTTTGATGAAGTCCGGGGCAATAGCGCCAGGATCTACGCTGTAGTCTGTCATGCTCTTACGTGCCTTCTGATGCGGCGCGGCAATGCGTGCCTGCGTCTTGGGGTTGGGGTCAGGGTCGATTCCCCAAGGGAGGTCGTGCTGGTGAACGTATCCGACACGCCCCCAATGGTCACAACCGTGTTAACATCCGTCAGGTAAGACGCGCTGCTAGTGTGCCTTGCCCTGACCGTATCGCCGTTGTCTACCGTCCCAGATGAGCTGACGAACGTGCCTGACGCATTGATGTCGTACTCGCCGCCTGTAACCGTGATGGTTGCGGCAGAATCAATGCCAGCCACCGTAATCGCGGCGCTGGTGATCGTTGACGAAACAGCGACATCAGTCTGATCCGTGAACGTGAAGGCGTCAGGGATCGTGTCAGGTCCAGCGGCCTCAAGATTGAGAAGCAGCAGGGAGAGAAGCATTTAGCCAACGCCCAACAGCATCAGCGTTTGGGGGGCACCGCCTACCGTGTTGTACGTGATGTAGGTCGAGATCAGCCGAGCATCCACGGTTGCGTCAAGATCCGTTGAGGCAGGAGGGCTTGTGGGATCAAACGGGCCAATGTTATAGCCCGTCCCCGCGTCGTGGTAGACGTTCGCTCCCGCAGCAGAGTTGCTGCCTACGCCAATCCAGTACACCGTCCCGTTGGTGATGGACCCGCTGGAAAAGGTAAACGTGTACCAACCTGCTGTGCTGATATTCGTTCGGGTGGCTGTCGTGGCCACAAGCGTTGCAGCCGTCAACGTGTTGGCGTTGTAGAGGACACCGACGAACGTATCGCCTGTTGCCGCATCCTCAATGTAGGCAGTCAGCGAGACAAGCGTCCCGTCTTGCGTTGCCGTGAAGACGGAACCACGGGCGGTCGAGTTGATCTGGCGGACGCTGGCCCCTGCGACTTCGTTTCCAAGGTTTGGCATGGTTAGTACGTCGGGCTCGCTCTACAGCCCATCTCCTCCGATCCCGTGATGTAGCAGCCCACAGGCCCGCCCGTGCTTCCCGCTGTCAATGCAGGGGAGCCACCAGCGAGCTTGTAATTGCCCGCCGCCGCATTCACGAATGACGGGTCAGACGTGATTGAGTTGGCTTCGTCACTCACGAACGACCGCCACGAGGCAAAGTTCATCCACGAACCCGACGTGTCGTTGTCCTGGTTGTCGCTGAAGTACAGCGATCCACCCGCGTTGTAATAGTTGTTGTAGTCGATCGTATCG